TTTGCCTCTGATACGGTTATTCCGGTTTGCTCCGATCCGTTTATCCATAGTCTCGGGACCGAACTTGGTACATGCAAAACAGAATTTACGGACCCCGTCGCTGCTGTTATTTTTTGGTATGAAGCAAGGGATATTTGAGACCTGGATACTCCCGTCGTATCGGTGATTACATATCCACCACCAGAGCCGGTCAAGTCGGCGGGCAAAATTCCCCACGAACCACGTTCGTGGAAAATTATTCCGTCGCTGCCGTTGTCAACAAACACCCAAAAAGCGTTCAGATTTCCGGCGTATGTTCCAGACGTAATTGATTTAGTCTGGTTCCTCATTCTCTGGTTTGTAAACTGCAAGCAATTCTTGCCGCTTGCCCCGTGGATTGCCAAAGTCGGCTTTCCGGTTCCGAGATCCCAAACAGAAAGGTCTATCGACTGATACGACTTGTCGCGCAGCGTTGTGCAGCCGACGGCATCAAATGCCATTGTGGACAGATCGCTGGTGTCCCACCACGCGGCCGGCCGCAAAACATCCGGCGTCCACAGCCGCCCCTGTATCCGCGCGCTATCGTAGTCCGAGAGCCCGCGCGGCATTAGACCACTTCTTCGTTCCAGGGGCGGACGTACAACTCGTTGCTGCTCGACGCCAGCGTCACACCCGCGTTGTTGGCCACCGACAAGCGCAGCGAGAACGGCGGCAGCCTGACCTGCACGACATTGACCTTGGCAGACGCGCCAGAAGTCAACGGCAGGACGTAGACATCGCCGCCGACCTTGTCGGAGGTGTCGGTGCCGTCATTGATTGTGACACGGATGCTTACAGACCCGCCAGTCGATGGCGTGATCGAGCCGAGCTTCAGCGTCAGCAGCGCGTACAGGTCTTTGTTGCTGCTGTTGTCGTAAGTGACGGTGGAGCTTTCCGATCCGTTTGCCAGCGAGTTCGCGACCGTCGAGAGGATATTGCTCGACCGCGTCGATGGCGTGGCCCATTTCGCGACTGCCATCACCGACCTCCGCGCGCCAAACCGACCGCCCGCGCATCAACAGCAATGCCGCTGGCCTCGGCCCATGAGGGGTGCCGCTCGACGCGAGACAGCGCCAGCAGGGCTTCTGCCTCGGCTTGTTGCACCACGCCCGCCACGACGAGCCGCGCGAGCTGGTCGCGCGCCGAAGGGCGGGACAAGTCAAAGCGCCCGTCCTCGATCAGCCGCAGACCCCACCGGATGACCGGCTGCGAGATCGCCAGCGTCGTCAGAGCGTCCAGCAGCGCCGCCCCGGCCTCGGGGCCGAGCGCGTCGAGGACGGAGCCGATGCCGATCTGCGTCTGCTTCCACTCGATTACCGCCGGAAGTGTCGCATCGGGCTGGTTCAGAAGGGCCGCAGCGGCCCAGTCGGGCAACGACGCGACATCTGAACGAGCGAGGCGTTCCGCGAGCGTTTCCATCAGATCCCCCGCAGCGCCGCCAGCGTGGCCTCGGTCTCGGCGATCTCGGTGTCCAGTTGGGCGATGCGGACGGCATCCCCAAGCGTTACCGCCGATGTGCGTTGCGCCGTCAGGTTTGCCAGCCGTGCGAGCGCGAGCGTGATCAGGTCTGAGATGGTCATCAGATCACCATCTGCCGCATGTGGACCGCAGACGTGTTCAGCACGATGTGCATGTAGTCGATTTCTGTCGCGCCGTCCCTGTAGGTCACGTCAAACGCCGTGTCCCCAAGCACCGCTGCGCCGTTTGGATAGAGCATCGTTGTCCAGCCGTCCATCGAGGCTTGCGCGATATCGAAGCGGAACCAGCGACCCGTCGCGTCTTTCTGAGCGTAGATAGCGTCTTTCGAGTAGATCCACTTCGTTCCCGTCGTGAACGTCTCGACGGCTGGCGAATACGTCAGCGCCGCCCAGCTATTCGCCGCAATGTCGTAGCGGTCGAGCAGCGCGCCCGCGCTGCCTCGGAACGAGTAGATGTAGCGACCGTTGAGGATCGCGTTCTCGTTGTTCCAGTCCGATGCCGACACGCTGTGTATCCAGCTTCCAGACACCGCAGCACCCGGAGCGCCGCCACGCGCCACGCCGGGAGAGAGCGTGGACCAAGTGTTGGCGCTGATGCTGTAGCGGTACATCGCCACCGCGTTGTTGCCGATGGCGTAGATGTAGTCGTCGTTGCCCTCAAGGCTGTACTGCGATGTTGCATCAGGCGTCGTTGTCCAGGCACTCGAAACGGTGATGACTGTTCCCGTGTTGCTTGCCACCGTGCGGATCTGTCCCGCCCCTGTTCCAGCGCTGATGCGGATCTGGTAGTTCGCCCACTGGTTCGTCGTCCAGGTCTTGGCCGAGTTTGTCAGCGTTGATGCACCGCCAGCCGTCGCCGTTCCTGTAGCGAACGACTTGAAGCCCGTGTCGATCCACGCTGGCGTGGAAACGAGCCGACCGTCCGTGCCCCATGACGCCGGAAGGCCGGTGTTGACGAGCGTGACCCAGGTATTCGTCGCGAAGTCGTATCGCTTGAAAGAGCCGCTCGCGAGCGTGCCCGCGCCCAAAACGAAGAAAACCGGCGTCTTCAATCGATATTGAGATGTTGAGTCGAACGCCGTCGCCTCGGCGTCCGTGAACGTGATGACAGCGTTTGCGCCGATGGTATTCGACGCAATCGTCTTCAACTTGCCCGCGTTCGTGCCGCCGACAAAGAAAACGCTGTAGCCGCGCAGATCACGCGCGAGCGTCTGGTTGGTCGTGATTGTTGTCGTCGTTCCTGCGGTCGCCGTCAGGAATGATGCCCCAGCAGTCGCGCCCGTCGAGAACGACCCGGCTACGCCGCACGCGCCAGCGCCAAACGTGCCCGCGAGCGCGGGCGACGGAAGAGTGACCCATCCGTCCTCGCTTGGATTGTACATCTGCGCGCCGGTATTGCTTGAGATCAGCATCTGCTGCTGCCGGTAATGGCGCGAAGAGACGATGAAGTGCGCCGCCGCTGTCGCCTGGGGCGCAGCAGTCAGCATCTCCCACCGCTTGATATCGAGGATCTTGCGGTTGCCTTGCGTGGTCGCCATGATCAGGTCACCGAGATGTTGCGTCGGAGATTGTCTGCGGAAAGCCGCATCAGCGCAGGGATCTGATCCTGCGCGGCGAAGCCGCCCATCTGCGTCTGGTTACTCAGCGTGGACAACGTCGTCAGCGTCTGGTTCGTCGCGATGCTGACCGTCGCCAGCAGAAGCGATGCCGACGCCTGAACGACCTCGGCACGCAGACGCCCCGTCGCCGGATCGACGGTTACGAGGCCGATGGTGCGGGTCAGCGTGTTCACCGCCATCCGCATCGCCTCGATGGCCTCGACCAGTTCGCCGTACGCCGCGATGGGCAGCGGATTGGAAACGCTCGTATCCGTCGCACTGCCGTCTGCGCCGTGCGCGACCTTGATGCGCTGGTAGAGAGCGCCCCCGACATCATCAGCAGCGACCGTAGCGCCGCTGCCTGGGGTTATGTTGACGTTGTCAGCCATCGATCAGCCTCTCCATCCGCCGCCCATCCAGCCCCCGCGCATCGGTCGCACAAAGGCCGGTCGCGGCGCGGGTCTTGGTGGCGTTGGCGGCGCAGGTTGCGCCGCCGGTTGCTCGATGCGCGCCGCCTCCACAGCAGGAGGCGCGGCGCGCTTGAATGTCGCGCTGGCCGAGGCCAGCCGCGACCAGTTCACTGCCAGCGCTTGCAGCGCCGCGTAGGCATACACGCGGCAGTCCAGCGCCTCGTTGCGCGCGCCTGGCCGCTTCGTCCAGACGCGCACGGGGAAGCCCTTGGTGTAGCGGGTCGAGATCGTTTCGGCGGTCAGCTGCGCGAAGTAATCAGGCTCGCGGTCCGCCGGGAAATGGCAGAACCCCGCGCCTGGCCGCGTGATCTTGAGCCGCGCGTAGACCGCTTCTTTCGCCGCATCGACGCCGACCAGGAACAGATTGACCCGGCCCGAGTTGTTCTTGCTCGCCTTCTTCGGCCACACCGGACGCCCTGCGCCCGCCATGCCCTTGATCGCGTAGACGCGCCGCCGGTAGCGGTCGCGGCAGTAGGCGTACACGGCCTGGGTGTGATGCCCGCCGCTGTCCACCGCAGCAGCCGCAATCGACAGCTCCGCGCCGTCCTCGCGCCGCAGCGGTGTCGTCAGCATGCGGTCCAAATCCGCCCAGAGCGCTGGTGCAGACGGGTCGCCGTGGATGACATGCCACCCGAGCGACCAGCTTTCCTCGTCACGCCCCCAGCCGACGATCTCGACCTCAAGGCGGTTGTCCTGCACATCCACGCCGGCTGTCAGCACCAGCACATCGGCTGGCGCATCCGACCATTCCTCGCGACGCTCCATCAGGCCGGTATCATCCAGCCGCTCGCCGGCATCTTCCCAGGTCTCGCCGAGGCTTGTGTTGGTCCAGGCCTTGAGTGTCTCGGGGCTTTTCTTGGCCTCGATGAATGCCCGCGCGATGTCGCCGATGCGCGACCAGGGCGAATACAATTCGCTGAGATGGAAGCCCGCGACGCCGTTTGTCGGCACTTCAGCACGCCATTCTCCGCGCCGGATAGCGTGCCAGCGCTCGACATCCGACCATTCGCAGCCGCACGCAACGCAATGGATCGCCGCGCGCTCTGGTTCGTTTGGCGGCCAGCGCACAGACGACCACCGCAGCACCTGGTGCTCGCCGCAATGCGGGCAAGGCACCCAATATCGGCGCTGATCTGACGCCTCAAACGCCATTTCGATGCGCGAGCCGCCCTTAACGGTCGGCGTCGAGGTCAGGACCAGCTTTCGGTTCCAGAATGTCGCGCTTCTCTTCCGCGCCAGCGTCACCGGGTCGCCTTCGGTGCCCGCCGACGCCGGATATCGGTCCACCTCGTCGCACAAAACGACCCGAATGGGCCTTGATGCCAGCGAAGCAGGGCTGTTTGCGCCGCAGATCGTCAGATGCCCGCCGGGAAATGCCTTGTGGAGCAACGTGTTGCCGCTATCGCGGCTGCGTGCGTCCTTGATTTTGCCTCTGAGGGCCGGCGTGTCGCGCAACATCGGCGCGAGACGGTCCTTTGACCACGCCTCGCCAAGCTCAAGCGTCGGCATCAACACCAAAACCGGCGCTGGGTCCTGCGCGACGTGGAAGCCTATGACATTATTGACGATTTCAGTCTTGCCGACCTGCGCCGAAGACATCACGACGACGGTGTCGATGCGCGGATCGCTGATCGCATCCATGATCCCGCGCTGATATTCGGCGCGAGACGTGATCCAGACGCCTGGTTCGGCGCTAGCCTCGGGGCTCAGACGCCGATATTGATCGGCCCACTCACTGACGGTCAGTCGCGGCGGCGCTTTCAGCGCCGCTCGGCGTATCGTTCGCAGTCGCAGCCTCAATGCCTGCCGCGATTTCTCCTGCGTCTCGGGCGAGTTCATCCAATGCCTCTGTTACGCCGCGCTCGATGAGATCGCGACATGCGATTTCGTCAGCCTCGATGGCGACCATCGGAGCCAATTTTCCAGGCAATGCCAGCAGCTTAGACCGGACCGCCGCGTATTCCTCGGCCACGACGCTTTCAACAGACGAGATATCGACCAGCTCGCCGCGCATCTTGTCGCGCTGCATCTCCGCGATCTCGGCTTCGGCGGCGAGCTTGCGGCTGCGGGCTTCGTCTGCGTCGGCGGGCGCCTTGGCCGGGTCCAGCTTCGCCAGGACATCTGTCAGCCGGTAAAAGACCGACCGTCCGTCCTTGCCGATTGGCGTCAGATTGGCGCAAGCCGCAGCAATCGTCCGGCGGTCGCGGTCGAGTTCGACAGCCAGCGCAGAAATGCTCCAACCCTTTGAAACCATTGCCATTTTGGTGGTACCGCCTAAAGTTGCTGGCGCTAGAAAACCATCGCGGTGCGAATTACCCGAAACGCTGTTTTGCCAAAAGGGACCCGCTTGGCACGGTTCTTGCCCTATCGGGCTCT